ACTACTAATGTCTGCAACACTCGCAGCTCCACAGTCCCGAGTTAATCCTTGGGACTCTTACTTAAGCTGGGTAACCAGTACTAACAACCGTCTTTATATTGGCCACTTCGGGGTTCTCATGATCCCTTGTTTGTTGGCTGCTACCATTTGTTTTATTCTTGCATTTATTGCAGCGCCTCCTGTTGACATTGATGGGATCCGCGAACCTGTCGCTGGGAGTCTTCTCTATGGAAACAACATTATATCGGGAGCCGTCGTACCGAGCAGCAACGCCATCGGACTACACCTATACCCAATTTGGGAAGCTAATTCACTTGATGAATGGCTCTACAACGGCGGTCCTTTCCAACTCACAGTGTTCCACTTCCTCATTGGCGTCTATGCTTACATGGGACGAGAGTGGGAACTTAGCTATCGATTAGGGATGAGGCCCTGGATCTTTGTCGCATACAGTGCGCCAGTGGCAGCGGCCACGGCAGTCTTTCTTGTTTATCCGTTCGGGCAGGGCTCTTTTAGTGATGCCATGCCGTTGGGTATTAGCGGTACGTTCAACTACATGCTGGTATTCCAAGCTGAACATAACATCCTCATGCACCCGTTCCACATGTTGGGTGTCGCTGGTGTGTTCGGTGGCTCGCTGTTCAGTGCTATGCACGGTTCGCTTGTTACCTCCTCGCTGGTACGCGAGACGACTGAAGAGGTGTCTCAGAACTACGGCTACAAGTTTGGGCAAGAGGAGGAGACATACAACATTGTAGCTGCTCATGGTTATTTTGGACGCTTGATCTTCCAATATGCATCTTTCAATAATAGCCGTAGCCTTCATTTCTTCCTTGCTGCTTGGCCTGTTGTTGGTATCTGGTTTGCTGCTCTGGGCGTTTCGACCATGGCTTTCAATCTTAATGGTTTCAACTTTAACCAATCTCTACTCTCGTCTGAAGGTCAAGTAGTTAATACTTGGGCCGACATCTTGAATCGTGCAGGGCTTGGCTTTGAAGTGATGCACGAACGTAATGCTCACAACTTTCCACTTGATTTAGCTACACACAAAACACCTATCATTGGTTAATTATGACCTATTCCGGCGCCACTACATTCAATGTCCCGAACAACCGACATGCGGAGCATGTTGAACCACTTGGTATTCCTACCGTAGCTCGACAGCTTACTGCTACTGCAACTTCTGCTAATACAGCATTGACTGCAAACATCTCCCGTATCAGCATCCGTGCTAGGGGCTGTGATATTCGATATGTAGTTGGCGTCGGTACTCAAACTGCTAATGCCTCTACTAGCCACTTCATTGCTAATGGTGAGCGGCTTGATCTGGCTGTACCGTTTGGTGCAAACATTGCTGTGATCCGTGAAAGTGCAGCCACTGTTAATGGTTCACTTGCCGTTACTGAGCTTGCCTAATCATGAGACTGCTTGGCACCAAGCTGGCGGCAAACTCTTCGCATCGTGGGTTTGGTGACCAGCTTTATGATCTATCGGGTGTACGTCCGTCACTCGATCTTAACTTCTCTGCTAACAAGAGTCTTATTGATTCCGCAAGTGGTCAGAACCTCGTCACGTTCACCCGCGCCAGCAGCGGCACCTACGTGGGCAGCGACGGGCTGATCAAGACGGCGACGACGGATGCCCCCCGCTTCGACCACAACCCCACGACCGGCGAGAGCCTGGGACTGCTGGTGGAGGAGCAGAGGACAAATCTGGCGCTAAATACTGTTTTGGCGGGAGGCACTACTCCGACAAGCTGGACATTAGCTGGAACAGGTGATGTACCCACAATTGTTTTATCAACTTTTGGAAATGCAGATGGTGCAGTTGCGCTATCTTTTACCTCTACTGCTTCTAGAGGGTATTTAACGCAAACTGTAGCCCTACTTGCCAATACTACTTACGCTTTTAGCGTTTTAGTGGACGATACAAGCGGCTATGCAAGTGGTCAATCAAATATCATTTCGTTGAACAACGGTCCCGCTGGATCAACAATTACTGCAGCAACCGGAAGCCCGACATCCAAACAGCGCATCAGCACAACTATTGCTGTTGGCGCTACGGCGGGCAATGTTCAATTACGCATCGGACTTGGTGTAGGCTCTAATGCAACTGGAACACTTATCTTGTCGCGTCCTCAACTAGAAGCCGGCGCCTTCCCCACCAGCTACATCCCCACCACCACAGCAACAGTCACTCGCAGTGCAGACGTGGCCAGCATCACGGGCGCTAGCTTTAGCTCCTGGTATCGGCAGGATGAGGGGACGGTGTTTGCGGAAGCCCCTGGTATTTATTCCACTGGTTCAGTCGTCACCTTTTCCGACGGAAGCAATAGCAACCGTATTCTTCTTGACCACGGCACAAATACGCGTCGGACTAGATTTATCAGTGGAGGGAGTGAGCAGGCTGCTTTTTCACCTAGTTATACATACGGAACGCAGCTAAAGACTAGCTTTTCGTACGCTTCTAATTATTTCTCAATGGCAAACGCAGGCGTATTGGCTAGCGGTGCTCCTGATACAACTGGCCTGCTTCCTGTTGGTATTGACCGGATTTTTATCGGCTCTAATTCCACGGGGGCTGGCACATATTCCAATACATCAATACGTCGCCTCACCTACTGGCCCACCCGCCTCAGCGATACCTCTCTCCAGCAGGTCACCCAATAATGACGCACTACATCCGTTTCCCCGATGCTGTAACCGGCATGAAAGCCTTGGATGATGCAGGGCTGTTGGATGAGGACCTAAACCCCATCACTGCTAGCCACGCCCACGCGATTGATGTAGTCGGAGTGATCCCCGATCTACTTGGGTGGCACGTCAACTACATTGGCGAGCTGCCTGATGGGTGGGAGGAGTTTGTGGTAAACCCTGATCAACCTGTACGAGTTTTTCTTTAATTGGACTGGAGGCACCTCAGAGTAGGACCTCCTTTTCTTTGACTGAGGCCGGTTACGACCGACACCCTTAGTCATGACAGTCGGAGAGACGACAGTGCGTGCTAACGCACACCAACAAAAATGACAACAAAAATTCTAAGCGCTTAGAGAGACTACGCAAACAACTCTCTCTCTTAACTATTGTGGCTAACAGCATTGTAACTTCTGTCGGTACTATTAACAATACGTCCGGCACTCCCCTTGCCCTTGGTACTGCCTATGATACCAAGTACGCAACTTATCTTAAACTGTTCTCTGGCGAGATGTTCAAAGCCTATGAAGGGGCTACGATCGCCAAAGGTACTGTGCAAAGCCGTACCCTGAAGAACGGCAAAGCTATGCAGTTCATCTTCACGGGACGCATGGAGGCGGCTTATCATGAGCCCGGTACTCCTATCCTCGGAAGTGGTGATCCTCCGGTGGCCGAGAAGACCATCGTGTGTGATGACCTTCTCATCTCCAGTGCATTCGTGTACGACCTGGATGAGACTCTGGCTCACTACAGCCTCCGTTCGGAGATCGCCAAGAAGATTGGTTATGCTCTGGCCGAAGCTTACGACAAGAAGATCTTCCGTCAGATCGCTAAGGCTGCTCGTGAAGCTCACCCCATCACTGCCGCTCCTGGCCCTGAGCCCGGCGGTAGCGTGATTCAACTGGGTGCTAACAAAGAGTATGACGCTCAAGCCCTGGTTGATGCTTTCTTCGAAGCTGCTTCTATTCTCGATGAGAAGAACCTGCCCAAGCAAGGCCGCACTGCTGTGCTGTCCCCGCGTCAATACTACGCTCTCATCTCTCAAGTTGATAGCAACATCCTGAACCGTGACTACGGCAACAACTCTGGTAACCTGACCAGTGGTGAAGGCCTGTATGAGATCGCTGGTATTCAGATCAAGCGTTCCAACAACCTGCCCTTCCTGGCTGGTAACATCGCCGCTGTGAACGGTGAGAACAACAACTACTCCGGTAACTTCAGCACCCACTGTGGTCTGATCTACTACAAGGATGCTGCTGGTGTCGTGGAAGCTATCGCTCCTTCCGTGCAGACCACCTCTGGTGATGTCTCCGTGATGTATCAAGGTGACCTGATCGTGGGTCGTCTGGCTATGGGCTGCGGTACTCTGAACCCCGCTGCTGCTATTGAGCTGCAGTCGGCTCGCTCCTGATAAAGGGAGAGAGTAAATGGGATTCGCAGTTGTTGATGGTGTAGGCGTCACTACAAGTGAAACTGCCTACATGCGTCCCCCTATTGAGCCTGGTCGTGAAGGTGGTACCGTTGTTACGGTAACCCGCCTTTCTAATGGTACTGGTCAAGTGGCTGGTACCAAGGCCACCACTGATGACAACATTAACGGGACTGGCTGTACTCTTACTACTACCGTCACTGATGGTGCAGTAACTGGTCAGACCGTTGCTGCTGGTGGTGATGGCTATCGCGTTGGTGATGTGCTGTCAGTTGCTGGCACCACTAGTGCAACCTTCCGTGTTGACACTGTTTCTTATACCAACTGAGGTAACACCTAATGGCTAATCTTTCTACTGCTGCTGGTGGTAACGGTGTGGCTGGCAACGTAAACTTTGCTACCCGCACTGTCACTGGTGCTTATGCTTCTACTTACGCTGATAACGGTAACCTGGCTGTCTCTGACAACCACGCTGTTCGTCGTTCTGTGTCTCGTACACATGGCGGTGCTACCGCTTCTGGCGTATTCTCGGAGACCCAGTGTCTTCGTACCTCTTACGTTGGTGTTGAGGCCGATTCTCCGGCACTTGACGCTAGCCGTACTGCTGCTTAATTAGTTCTACATGGGGATCCTTCGGGGTCCCTTTTTTTTAATTCTCTTATAACGTCATTGTTATGCCGTATACCAATAACGCTCAGGCTGAGCTACAAGCTGTTAATGAAATTCTGGCGTCTATTGGTCAGGCGCCTGTTACCACCATCGAGGCACAGACCATCACGTATGAGGATGGATCTACTGTCGAAGCTGTAATCAACCCGGAAGTTGCAATTGCATATGAGACCCTAATGCAAGTCTCACGGGAGGTACAGGCAGAGGGATGGACGTTTAACCGAGAGGTTAACTATCCATTTACTCCTGATACTAATGGCTATCTATCCATGACGGGTAGTATGCTACAAATTGATCTTAGTGATACTGTTGCTAATAACGACTACGACACTGTTATTAGGAACGGTAGGCTGTATGATAAGATTGGACACACTGATATTTGGGATACTACTAAGACATACGATGTAGATGTAGTTTGGTACTACGACTTCGTTGATGTACCTCAAGTATTCCGTGACTACATCACCTCACGAGCTGCCACACGTTGTGCTATTCGTCTTGTTGGTGATGTAAACTTGACTCAAGCTCTTGCTTCATTTGAGACATGGCGTCGTGCTAACTGTCTTGAGTATGAATGCAATGAGGGTGACTACACCATGTTTGGCTTCAAACAAGGTGACGGCTTCTACAATAGCTACAAACCATTTAAGGCACTTGCACGATGACAGCAATCTCTCAACGTATACCTAACTACATTGGAGGTGTATCACAACAAGCTGATGAGAAGATGCTGTTGGGTCAAGTCAAAGATGCACTGAACTGCTATCCAGATATTACCCTTGGTATGCTAAAGCGACCTGGTGGTAAGTTCCTGGGTAGGTTGGCTAGCTTGACTGCTAACACAGCTGATTCAGCTGCATGGTTTAGTATGTTCAGGGATAACCAAGAGAAGTACATTGCTACTGTGTCTTCTGCTGGTGTCATTAAGGTGTGGAACCTATTGACTGGATTAGCTGGTACTGTGTCTTACCCAGCTGGTAAGCAAGCAGCTGTTGAGAGTTACCTGACTGCTACTGATTACCGCAGCATTAAGACACTTACCATTAACGACTTCACGTATGTTGTCAATACTGAGAAAACAGTAACTGCTAAGGCAGCACCTACGTGGAATGCCAAGCGTCAAGCTACCATTGTTGTCTTTGGTGTGGAGCACCATACGACATACACTGTCAATATCAACGGTACTAGTTTCTCGTACACCACTCCCGGACCTGGAGGTGGTGGAGGTGGAGGTGGCACGTTAACAATTGGTGGCGTCATGTCTGGCATCTATACTGCCATTACCAGTGGATTTGCTACCAAGACCATCATAGACAATACCATCTACCTGACCTTTAGTACTGACACTAACGTATCTGGTTTTGCTGGTATCACGGGTAAGGATCTACGTGTCTTCCAAGACTCTGTAGATACGTTCTCCCGACTACCTGAGCAAGCTAAGCATCATCAGATCGTTAAAATCAACAATACCAATGCTAGTCAAGATGACTTCTACCTAAGGTTTGTCGCTGATAACGGCACAAGTGGTAAGGGGTTCTGGGAGGAGACCATTGCTCCCAATGTTAGTACTGGTATCAATGAGGCTACCATGCCCATTGCATTGATCCGTACAAGCACTAGTCCACTTGCATTCACTGCTACATTCCTGGATGGTTCCGTTACTGTCAATAGCCTTCCTCTATTGTGGGAACCACGGCTTGTTGGTGACAATGACTCCAACAGTCACCCCACCTTTGTCGATAACACCATTCAGGATGTCTTCCTGTTTAACAATAGGCTTGGCTTCCTGACTGAAGATAACGTCTCCATGTCTCAGGCTGGTGACTACTATAACTTCTACCACAAGTCAGCTACAACACTGACTGCTGCTGACCCTATTGACCTTAGTTGTGCTAGTGTTAAACCTGCTATCATTCGTTCAGTGGTACCCATTACACAGGGTCTACTGCTGTTCAGTGAGAGCCAACAGTTCCTGATGGAAGCAGAGAATGGTGCATGGACACCTGCCAACTGTAGCATCAGAACACTTGCTAACTACGAGTGTGATCGTTACTTAAAGCCTGTTGACCTCGGCTCTACTGTTCTCTATGTAAGTAGGAACCAGAGCTGGTCTAGGGCATTTGAGATCTTCACTCGTGGTCAACGTGAATCCCCCACGGTTACAGAGACCACTAAGATCGTACCTGAATGGATGCCACAAGGTATTACAGATACCGTAGGAAGCGCTCAGAATGGCCTGTGGGTGGCCTCTAGTAGGACAACTAAGTACTTGTACCTCCATCGGTACTACGAGCAGGGGGAGGAGCGTGCTCTGGCCTCCTGGGTACGTTGGCTGCTACCCTCCAATGTGATCCACACAGCTATCCAGAGTGATGTCCTGTATATCCTGACCAGTGGTACTGAGGGTTACACAGTTACTCAGCATAAGTTGGTATTGGCACCCAGTACTGGTGGTCTTATCAACAGCCTTGGTAACACAGTAGATCCCCACCTTGATTCATGGTGTGAGGTAACTGATGCAACGATGGTATCACCGACACCCCCTACTGCACCCAGTTACAGTAACACTACCAGTGTAACTAAAGTCTACCTACCTACCTATTTTAACACCACTAAGACCATTCGGTTTGTTGTCGGCCTATTGAAGGCTGGCAGCCCTGGTACTGCTTCTGGCTACACTAATGTAGCTGTACTGGAAACAGATGGTGGTGGTACCTACTTCACCATCCCTGGTGATGTCTCTGGTAACTACATCTATGTTGGCTATGAGTACAACATGGAACTTACCCTTCCTAGGTACTACTACTCTATGGGTCAGCAGGGTGTTGACTTCACTGCTGTTACCATGACATCCCGCATGGCATTCTATACAGGTCTTGGTGGTGAGATCTATTTCAGCATTAGAGATCGTAGTCGGCCTGAGTGGTTCAGTATTGGTGGTGCTAGAGTTGCTGACTTCTATATCTCGGATACTTCACCGTTCCGTGATTCCTACGTTTATAAAGTCCCCATTTATCAGAGACCAGATAACTATACGATGAAAGTAACTTCAAATACTCCGTTCCCTGTTAGTCTTGTGTCTATGCAATGGGAAGGACAATACTCACCTGGCTTCTATAGGAGGGCTTGATTATGATCATTGATCCCATTAGCCTTGGAATGACAGGACTCAGTGCCCTATTGGGTGGACTGGGTGGACAGGCAGAAGCAGATGCACAGAACAGAGCACAAGAGGCTCAGTATAAGCAAAATATGCAAGCCTGGAGGTACGGTAAGAAACGTATCCGTGCTGACTACCAACAAGAAAGGAAGCAGTGGCGTCTTAACAAACGCAACGAAGAGACACTAGCTGCCTGGAAGGATGATACCAACCTACAGGATTGGCAGTATAACCTAAAGATTCAAGACTTTGAATATGCTTCTCAGATGAAGCAGTATGCCAAGTCAGAGAAGATCTTTGGTCAGCAGCTCACCTTCAACCAGATGGCGCAAGCTGCTGCTAATGAAGCAGAGTACCGTAAGCTAGAGGATACGACCAAGGAGCTGGCATTCCAGAACCAAGATCTTGTCATCAAAGCCCTTCAAAGTGAAGGTCTTACTGCTGTCAAAGGTCAACAAGGTAGGAGTGCTCAAAAGGCAGAGCAAGCTGAGTTTGCTTCACTTGGTCGTAATCAAGCCATCTTGGCTGAGTCGCTACTTAGTGCTAGGGCTGATACAGATGCTGCTATGCGTAAGATTGCAACTGATAAGTTCGGTGCTGATCTAGCAGCAGAAGCGGCTCGTATGCTCAAACCTGATCGTCTTCCTCAACCTCCCAAACCACTTACTACTCCACGTGCTAAGTTCCTTAAGCCACGTAAGCCCAAGGAATTTGATTTGGGTGTGCGTCCAACTAAAGGTGTTATGGCATCTTCTGCTGGTGCATGGATGGGAGCCGCTGGTAACATTGCAACAGGTATTGCTGGAGCGGCTACAAGTGGCAGTAAGTACAATTTTGCTATAAATAAATCTGCTCCACAAAGAGTTAAAGGTACCGTTTAGGGACTACAAGTAAAACAACATGGATCAAGTAAGTTACAGAGGGTACGCCCGGAGTATAGGTTTCGATCCTGTTAAGGCACCAACGGAAGGTCTTGCTCGAATGCAAGAACGCGACAACCGTATCATACGTGGTATGGAGGAAAACCGTAGGGAGACCAAACAGGTACGAGACGAGTATGGTGCTGGACTTGAACGTAAGCTCAGCTTAGAACAACGAGATCGTGATCAAAACTATGCGTGGGAAACCAAGCTTGCTGAGAATCGTCAGAAGTCTATTGGTGTAAACGCACAGACCATTATTCAAAGTGAGCTGCAACGCGGTAAGAATGCAGCTGCTACATTTGAAGGACTTGCTAAGTTCAGTACTACCATCTCTAATACTTTGACTGAGTATAAAAAGGCTCAGGAAGAGGGTGATATGATGGCTGGTTACATGGAGGTGGCATCAGGTGCCATTACTCCCCAGCGTCAACAGTCCATCAATAACCGTGAGACCCTACTAAAACAGGCTGGTGAGGCACAGGATCAGATTGCAGAAGGTATGCAGTCCAGAGGGTTGGACCCAACTGTTGTTACCAACCTGTTGAGCGGTAACAAGGCAAGAGACTACGGTCGCCTTAAAGCTCACATGGAGATGATTACTTCTGAGTTTCCCGGCTACGCTCAATCCAAGTTGGATGAGATGGGAGCTACAACTGCTGCTGATAGGACTGCAGCTATGCAGGGTCTCTTTAGTGACTTCCTTAAAGAGAATGGTGTCTTCGGCCTTAGTGCTGACTTCATGGCACCAGCTCTCATGAAGATGAGGGGATCGTACAATTCCTTCATTGATGCTGCTCGTCGCTCAGACGTTGTTAACAAGTCCACCACGATGCGTGACGATGCCCTTGGTAATCTCTCACGTACAAAGAGTGGGGAGAGCCTTACAGAGGCATTTAGGACCCTCTCACGTAGCTATAGGGAAGACGGTGTAACTCCTGTTGGTAACGCTGTTGCCAAAGCTGAGATCTTCAAGGAACTCAGTGACACTACTCGCTACTCCGATGCTGATGTAGAACGTATCCTTGGTGAGGCACAGACTGATCAAGGTAGTTGGAGAGACAGGTTCGGTCGTGATTACGATGACCTTGTTACCAACCGCCGTAAGGATCAGGAAGCTGAATACCAGCTGAATGATGCAGAAGAGCGTCGTGCCCAAAAGGCTGCTGAGGATCAACTGCTTGAGTGGGTTGGTAGTAAGTGGAATGGTGATCAGGAAACCCTCAAGGCTATCATTGATGATGCCAAGACAAAGGGTATCCCTACCGATCGTCTGCAAGCCTATCAGGCTAAGAGTAACGAACAACAGAATGCTGACTTCTGGAACCGTCAATTCAAGGAACAATACGAACAAGGCACTCTCACTAGTGGTGAAGTAGATCAACCTGGTGTTCCTGTTGAAGTGCGTGAGACTTGGCGTCAACGTGCTGTACAACTAGAGCAGCAACGCTCTAACTCTGGTATCAGCCAAGAGAGCATTAAGGGTGAATTAACTGATGCACTTAAGCAGAACCTGATTGGTGATAGTACTAACCGTAGTGCTCACTACAGTCTTCGTGGTGCATCTGATTATGCACTTCGTCTCTATAACCAGAAGTTTCAGCAGTACGCTAAGACGATGGAACCTAGCACTGCTGCTGCTAAAGCACGGCTAGATGTCCTCACTGCTATTGAACAGAAGAAAGGTGCCTTCACTGTTATTGCATCCTCTCAAGCCAAGGTAGGTCAGACACAGGCATTCTACGGTGCATTCACTCCTGGTAAGCATCCTGGTGCCCCCAGTAACATTGACATCATCAGTACATCTGAGGTACTAAAGAAGGTACGTGCTAACAGCAATGTCATCAACACTGAAGTACTGGCTAGTCCAGCACTACTGCGGGACATTGATAACCGTATCTCCGCTGGTAAGCCAGTCTCTATTCCTCTTATCTACTCTGATCTGAGTCGGGTTGTGCCTAGCATGAATCCTGTGCAGATCCTTAATGCACAACTTAAAGCAGCAGGTCTTAAGGGACAGATCCAACCTAGTTTCCGTGAGAAGCTGAGTCAGATCAATGACCCCTCACTGCGTCGTATCTTGGACCAACCCCTCACACAGGATCGCCTTAATACTACCATCAACGGTAGTGGTAATGCACCTGCTACTGTACGACAAGGTAATAACGGCTACACTGATGTGGTATCGTTGGGTAGCGCATCTGGCTTTAAGTTCCCACAGGTGATGGCTGCTATGTGGGCATTGGAGAGTGGCTGGGGTAAGTACACCTCAGGTAAGAACAATGTCTTTAACATTAAAGCTCGCCCAGGTCAAGGCTCCCTGAAGAATGGTTCCTATTGGAGGGACTATGCATCACCCCTTGAGTCTGCTAAGGACTTTATCAATCTGATGACTGACCCACGGTACGCCCCTGGTATTGCACAAGCTAAGACTCCACGGCAAGCTATTGAAGCTATTGCTGCTGGTGGCTATGCTGGTGGTGAACCGGCTTACCCTAGTAAGATCATCCGTGTTATGCAACAGATGGGTGTGAACGTTGATCAACCTTATACTGCTGCTCCCCCTGCACGTAACCAAGCCTTTATGCGTCCCACCCTTGCTTATATTACCAGTGATCTTGGATCCCCTGGTCAGTCCCACCTTGATGTAAAGCAGTGGGATAACCCCAATACTGCACGTAACGAGGACCGGATGGAGTTTGCTGATAATGCCCTAGATAACTTTGTGGTTGTTAAGGACCCTGAGTTTGGTACTATTCCTATTGGCCAACTACGTCGTAAGCTACCTGGGCGTGGTGATAGTTTTGCTGGTCACGTTGCCCGTGGTTCTCACGGTATTGATTACCCAACTGCTATGGGTAGTCAGATCTTCCTACAGAATGGTGCAAGAATTGTATCCAAAGCACCCACTGCCTGGGGCACTAAAGTAGTTATTCAATTGCCGGATGGCCGGCGTTTCAGTTTTTTACACGGTAAAGCTCCATGACAATGACCCCCTACGTTGATGAAGAGGAACTGAAGCGCCAGGAGGCAGAGGCACTAGCTCAAGAGCAAGCCCTGCAACAGGCTGCTCCAGAGTATAATCCTCAAACTAATGCTCCGAATACCATGTATAAGGAGGCTACACCAGCTGAGAACAAGGCTGCTGGTAATGTACAACCCGTAACCAGCCCTGCCGAACAGGGCATGAAGCAACTGTTGGGTAGTGACGGTAAGGAGTATACGACTGGTGATCGCCTACGGTACATGGCAGAACAGTCCCTGGCTGTACCTGCTAGCCTTATTGACTTCGGTCTGGATGCTGTGGGACGTATCCCTGGTGCTGAATGGATTGATGATGCATGGGATGCTCAGACAAAGTTCAAGAACCCTGCCTTCCAGAAGGTACGTGAAGTATCCTCTATCCTGCTACCTAGTATTGCTGTTGGTATTGCTTCCCGTAACCTGACTGCAGTAGGTAAAATTGCTGCTATCTCTGGTGGTGGTGGAGCACTTGCTCGTGGCCTTACTGCACTTGGTATTAACCTGGCTGGTGATGTAGCTGTTAACGCCATCAGTGATCAGTCTGAGGAAGATAACCTCACGACTATTGTTAAGGAAGCTGCACCGTGGCTGCCTGTTCCTGATGCACTTGTTATTAAAGATACTGACTCTCCTGATATTCGTCGTCAGAAGAACATCTATGAGTCTGGTGCCATTAGCGTTATTGGTGACATCATTGGTTACTCAGCTGCTGTAAAGCGTGGTATCATGGATTGGTTCAAACCAAATGATACTACTGCCCAAGCGTATAAGTCATCGGAGGTGATGGTCAATGCTGACTCTGCTACCTCTATTCGTCTGTCTGAACTTGATACCCAACGTGCTTCCCTTAAGCAGGAACTGGATCAGGTTACTGTTCAGACCCCAATGAATGATGCAGAACTGGTTGCACAAGGTATTCGTCTTAGTGACCTTGAACAACAGCTGAAGGGTATTGATGATGAAGCAGCTAAGTTGGGCAAGCAGTACACCGATACCGGAGCCTCAGATGTCACTGAGAGCCCTCTGGAATCGTTTGTAGAGCGCCAACAGACCAGCCGAGATCTCCAAGTAGATGAGGTAGGTAAGGGGCGCCTTCTAGACGATCCTGAAGGGGCTAGTGGTGTGGACGCAATGATCACACCTAACCTGTTCCCTGAGGGTTCTACTGCTACTCTTAGTGTTCCTCCCGGTAATGTAGCCCGTAACATGGCTGACACTACTGCTATTAAGATGGGAACCTCTAGTGGTACTCCTGCACCCATCCTGTCAGAACGTGCCTATCATGATCTGAGTAAGGGTAACACACAGTCCCGTAACCTGATCTTTGACCTGGCTGAGGGCACACGTGAGGCTGGTGACTTTGATGCTATTGTCGATGGTTTTAGGTACACCAAAGCTCAGATGAGTGATGGAGCATGGAAGATCTATAACGACATCATTGGTACCGATAAGGTAACCGACCTTAAGAGTCTGTTCCTTGAGAACCGTGATGTTAAGAACCTGTTGGATGGTCGTAAGATCAAGTATGTTAACGACGTGCAAGCAGAAGCTATTGGCTATGCTATGCGTGACTTGACTGATAAGTACATCGGTCGAGTTGTTACTGAAACATCGGCTCGTGCTATGGATACCGTAGGACGGGAAGTAGCTGACATTGCTGAGGGTTATAAGGCATTCCCCGAGACTGCTGACTATCAACGTGTCACTGAGATGCTTGGTGATCGCCTTGCCTTCCTTATGGAAGAGTATGCACTAAATAAGTACATCGCAGGTTGGGCACTTAAGAACCAAGATCGTTGGCAACAGTTCCTCAAGCAGTCACCTGATAAGGAGTCTGCTCTACGGCAGATCACTGAGCAGTTTGACCTTAAGGTACAGGAGAAGCACGTACAAGCTCAAGGGTATCGTGATATGATCGCTACCATTGCTCGTGATCGTCCTGACGCTGCACAACCTTTGATTGATGCCTTTGCATTGTCTAGGGGTGATGTGGATACCCTGGATAAGCTGATGAAGTGGGCAGCCAAGCAAGTTAGCCCGATGGGTCTTATCTATAGCAGCGAGGGTGGTCTTAATGCATTTGCACAAGGTGCATGGGCAGTGCGTTATAACAACATGCTGTCTGGTATCTCTGCACTTAAAGCTATCACTGGCTCTACCATTAGCTTGAGTCTTCGTACCAGCAATGCTTTCCTTGGCACTGGTATCGGTATGCTCATGGGTAAAAACACACCAGAGGATCTCCGTAAGGCTACCTATGTTTACAGTTCCTTCTGGCAGGTAAACAAACGAGCCCTTAATGACTCCTGGGATACGTTTAAGCGTACCTGGAACAATGGTCGGTGGGGTAATGATAACAAGATGGACTTCCGTGAACTAGCTCGTGAAGATCTTGTTACCGACTACAACCCGAACCTGTGGGATACCCTGGCTGATATGGAAGCCGTATGGGAAAAGGATGGTGACTGGGGGCGTCTCTTCCAGTACAGGTCTGCTCGGTTCCTGTATGATCTAGGTAACTGGCGTTGGACTAAGTACGGTCAGAACGCTATGATCGCTACTGATGCCTACACACAGACCACTGTAGCTTCTCAGTTGGCCCGCTTCAGGGCATGGGATGAAGTATTCAGTATTGGTTATAAGGGTAGTGAGTTGGCTCAACAGTTGGCTAAAGCTGAGAAGCTTGCCTACGATGAAGCCTTTGATGCTGCTGGTAACCTGACTGATGCTGCTGCTAAGAATGCATCTGGTGAGATTGCTCTTAACTTGGATGATGAAGCTGCTGCGTGGTTGACTCGTGGTATCAATAAACTGCCAATCCTAAAGTCCTTCTTTGCCTTTCCCAAGACTGGTGTTAATGCTGTAAAATACGCCATGTCTTATACACCCATCGCTACACTGCCTGGTATGAATCGGTACTCCAAAGTACTGTGGGCTGGTGATGATATGGACAAGATCAAGGAAGCATTGATGGAGCATAACATCTCCTATGATGCTGTACCCAACGGGATGGCTATCTTTAAGGGACTTGAGGCTGAGTACCGTGGTCGTGTTGCCTTTGGTGCATTGACTGCATCATCCTTGCTTGGCTATGCTCTTGCTGGTAACATCCGTGGTAATGGACCTGTCAATGCTGGTGAACGTAAGAAGCTTCGGGATAACTTCGGTTGGCAACCCAAGCACATCAACGTTGCTGGTAAATGGGTTAGCTTTGCTGGTTATGAACCACTTGATACTATCTTGACTCTTGTTGGTGACCTGGCATACTACTCCAAGGATA